CCTTGAAATAATACAAATCCATCTTGTTTTAAAACGCACTTAGTTTTTTTATAAGGGTTAAAGATGACACCATCATAAGATCTTGTTATTTCAAAGATTTGATTAAATATTTTGTTGTTTCTTTTTGTTGCAGGTAAATTAAAAGCCTTAGAATATGACTGCACTTGTTCTGCAACATTTTTAAAATCATCTACACTTAATGTCAAAGGTAAATCTTCATCTTCATAAAGGTCGCATATTACTTGCCCATCTTCTAAAATACTTGAAGAACCTGAAGGTATTGCTCCTATTATTGGCTGTACTGATATATCGCTTATCGTTAAGTCCTCTGCAACAGTTGAATAATACCCAAGCATTACTGTCATTTCAGTATTAGTTGCAAAAAAGTTCTGAGTGATTGATGACGTTGCTGTTCCGAATATACTAACACTTCCTTGCGGTGTTAAGCCGTCAAAGAATCTATTTGTAATTGATCCATTTGCAGCTTGTGTACCTATGTTTATAGTTAATTTATATTGTTGCCCTATAATTAGATTAGTTAGCTTTTGATATATTCCTGTTGGTTCAGTAGATCCATTCCCTAAAGAATTTAAAACTAAGTTTCCTGCTAATACAGTAGGAAAAGCAGGAGTTCCTACAAAATCACTCCTATAAGAATACCAAGTATTAATACTGTTTGGCGGAGCATTTGTAATTGTATCAACATAAGGTGTTGCTGAACTACTTGTATATTCACTTGTAGCTCCTAAGTTTATAAAGCTGATTCCATTAACAACAACTTCTGTTGGCGAACTTGATATTGTATTGAAATATCCACCGTAACTTTGTGGGTAAACTATTAATTGAACGCTCATTATACTGATTGTGTTCTAAGTGTTTTACTCTTTTCAACTTCAAAAGTGTATTGCATAAGTTTATCATTCGCAACTGTCTTTCTAGTGTAGCTTGAAGTTGTAAGTCTTACAGGTACTACATATTGATTAAGTAATTGAGTAGTAGAAACTGTACTTTCAAATCCTTCTAATATATAAACTTCAGGGCTGTTTATTAGTTCTTCAAACCATTCTGATTCTGCTTCATTCACAAATTCTGTATTCATTTTAATCTTTTCAGTAGCATTTACTCTAAAAGCTTTTTTACCACCTCTGTAACCACTAGGCAAATAGATACTTTCATTCCAAGTTCCTGCTAGTTGTTCGTATGTACTTCCTTTAGTTGAAATAGTCTTAGTAGACTTCATCTTAAAAGTATAGTAATCCCATACTCCCCATTGATTCAACCAAGCAAGTCTAATAGGTTCAAACCCTTTTAGAGTAGGACAGTTTATATTAATTGTAACTGTTTCACTTATGTCTGCATTAGACGAATCTAATAATCTTACAGTATAGTATGACAAATCTAAACCCATAGCTGTTGCGAAAGCTGAACTCCAATTTTGTAAATTAGCAGGAAAACAACCTATGTGAAGTATTTGTTTTTTTGTATCTGAATCCCAAGTTGTATAGCCACCATTTGCGTCAATATTTTCTACTGTTTCTGCTGAAATTATACCGTCTGAAGAATTGTAATACTTAAAAGCTACTTCATCTACAGTAGTGGTTGAAGGAAAAGAAGGGTTCGGTGTTGCCATAAAAGACAAAGTTCCATAGTCATCTATGTTTGCATATTGTGTCAAAGGTGCATTTGTTAAAAATTGCCCTTCTAAAGCTCCCATATTAAACTTTGCATTGTCATAGCCAAAATGACCTGCAATAAGTTTTAATTTATCTGTATGTTTTAGATAGCCATTAATTAAAGAATACTGTAAAGAATCATCTGTATCTTGTACTGATACTGTTCCGTCTGCTGTTGCTGAACCTTCTACTGTGAACCTTATTTTTAAGTATCTTAAAACATTATCATTCAAAGAAAACTTATCTACTAAATGTAAGGGGTGATTAATAATAGCTGTTGTTGCGATTGTTTTATATGAACTTCCTAAAGCTGCTAAATTATCAGGACTAACAAAACTTTCAACTACAGGACTGAACTGAAACATTCCAACCCCTGCATTATTTGGAGTAGTTTTGAACGTTCCTACTATTGCTGTTGTTGTTGCTAAGTTAATATCAACTGTGCTAATATGCACTTCTGCTACATACTTAACATTAAAAAAATTACTTACTGTTACAGCGTCGCTTACTGTAAATATTAATTCTTGTCCTGCGGTGTTTAGTATGTATAAAGGAAACTGCTCTATTGTTAATGCCATTCTATTTGTTGTTTAAAGTATCTATTATATCTTGTTTTAATTCAGCTCCAAATTCTTTAGGAAATGATTTCATAGCTAATCCTAAAGGACGTTGAAAGAAGCTAATACCTTTTATCCCATCACGCTTTATTTTTCTACTTATTAAAAAAGCAAAGCCTGAAATAAATTGCCCTGTATCTTTTGACCTTCCTCGTTTGAATCCTTTTGGTTTTATTCCTTTCCTTTTAATCCATTTAGATAATATATCAACAGGTGGGCCTTTAGTTGTATATCCTTTTCCTGGCGAATTTTGTTTTTTACCTTGCCAATCTGTGTAGCTTTGTTTCTTTTTATTTCCTGAAACCCCCTTGTCTATAAACGAACCATAATTATCCATCTTGAATTGTAAACTAAAATCACCATTATTTTCAATGACAAAATCATATTTTATTGAATTGTAAAGACTTTTACTTACATTCTTTTTAGCTTTAGTTAAATTAGTTCTAGCTTGTTTTACTACATATTTGCCAAAACTGTTTAAATAATTCTCTATATTTTTACCGAATATCTTGCTCATAATTGATACGTTATTTTAAACTTCTTCCATCCTATCTGTATATGCAGTCTGCCTATTTTAAAAATCATTACATAGGAATTTGACAAGAGTCAAACTTATTGTGTACTGTAACATTTAATTGAAACACCCATCCAGTCAGTAAATTATCAAACCTTTCTGTGAATGGTTCAAAAGTGTATTCGCCTTCTGTAACAAAGTCTTGATCGTTAATATCAAAACTATCTGCTGACTGCCATTTACTATTTCTGAATATAGAAACCAAATCTACACAGGTTTGAAGTGTATCATTATATACATCAATTTCATTACTTAAATTTGTAGAAGTTACACTATTAAAAAAAGGAGAGCTTTCAATGAGTTCTTCTTCCCATTCTTTTTTTTCACTTACTAAGTCGCATACAAATATTTGAAAATTATATGATAATTGACTGTAACCTGTTGTTACATTAACAGGATTTATATGCATTAATGGAAAAATAGTTTCTTTAGATAAATCAATGTCAAAAATATCACCTACTGTTGTAGTATGGATAAATTTATGCTGCTTACCTATGTATCTAAGCTTATTAATTAGGTTTAAATATGTTTTGCTATATACTGGCATTTCTTTTTACTTTATTTTGTGATTGTAAATCTGTTTCATAACTTAACCACGTTAAACATTCTAATAGACCAAGCTTTGTAATTGGTTCTAAATTTACTATTTGCTCATTACACAATCTGTGCATTACTCCGAACCATCCCCATTTACTAGCAAAGTCATTACTAGCTACTGCGTCTTCGTTTCCTTCAGCCGCTGAATCGAAAATGATAGCAAAATCTCTGACAATACCTTCCCTAAAGTGTAAAAAAAAACCAATGCACTTTGCACTTGTTCCGCTGACATCTGTTTCATTTCTTCTGCTCTAAGCCGTATATCACCATCATAAGCGTCTATGATATATATGTCGTTCTTCTTTAGTTTAATAGGTCTGTAAAGGACTGACATCAATTCAGGAAGGCTAGATTCTATTCCGTTCTTAATGAACTGCTCAATGTCTGCATACTCTCCTAAACTAATACTATCCAAGTCAGGGTGGAATCCGTACTCAACATCATTAATCTCTATTATCCTTTTTAGCTTTGTATCTTGCTTTGCTTGAAGTTCTCCTACCTTACTCATTATAACTGCAACATCTGATAAGGCTAGTTCCTTAATTAACTGCTTAGGAATGTCTGATAACGCTGCTATTGTTTCAGTAGCTTCTTCAGTCTTTGTACCTGTTTCAAAGTCAATTAGTTTAAGCCATAATTCAAGAGTAACATCAGACCAACTGTTAATTAGCTTGAACTCTTTTACTTTGCCTTCTTTTTTAATTTTAACTTTCATACACTATATAATAGAAATTTATTGTTTTTAGTTTACTGCACATAGTACCTCCCAAAGTTAGAATCTATTTCATAAAACATTCTCATAGCTAAAGCATCAGCATAATCAGGAGAACGTCCTAGAATAGCTTTGACTGTATCTTTAGGAATTATCTGTAGTTTATTATCTTTATCTGCGTCCTTAGTTCTGACTTGTTCTAGCTCCTCAGTTATGTAATTTTTAACATTTACATCTGAACAACTTACTCCTATCTGTCCTTTGTTTATTTGGTCTGCTAATTTGTAATAGCATTGAGTCTTTAAGTTCTGATAGTTCTCTCCTTTTATAGGTCTAGCATTATTTGTAAATCCTTGACATCTTAAGTAATCTTTAACACCACCACCTACTCCATCTTCATCTACTATGATATTCCTAAGATTCACTCCATTTTCCTGCTGTAGTTTCTTAATCTCGTCCACAACCTCATTTACAGCCGATTTAAGGATAGTTCTTATATATCTAATGTGTAACCCTTGCCAAAGCATTATGACTGTCTTATCGCTTCCAAATCGTGCTACATCACAAGTAATGTATTTATCACCTTCAATTCCTTTCTGACTGAACATACTCATAATAGAGTTGTAGTCAATAAGACTATCAGCAGTTGCGTCATACTCCCAATTTCCGAATAATAGCCTTTGCTTACTTAATTCATCTAATTGAGATAGCTGTGTTTCATAGTGCTTAGATATATAGTTATTATCTATCACTAAAGACTGAATAAACTTTCTGTATGGTTTTATTGTATTGTCTTGTGCAGGTCTGTAATACTCTGAGTACACCCAATTCTTTGCAGGATTACACGTCATAAGCATCTTAGGTATTAATCCGTTTTCATCTAACTTGTATCTAAGTCTTGATGCTACTACGTTCTTAGCCTTCTCAGTTATTTGATTAGCTTCATCAATAAAAGCTCCTGTTATTTCTAATGAACCTAAACTATCAAAGTTTCTGTCTGATGGGTATAAGAACAAGTCCTTTAGTATTATCTCAGAACCATTGTAAAATGTTATGACATTACTTGATCCGTTAAACGTGTAGTCCTTAATAGCTTTTAAGTTCCACTCGGTACATACTTCAAAGAATGTATTTAGTGTAGTCTTTTTTAAAGCATCTAGCTTTGACCTTCCCATCAAGTATCTAGTCTTAGGATATTGAAGGCACATAGTAATCAAGTAACTACAACCAACCCAAGACTTACCACCACCTGCTGCTCCTCCAAATAAAACCTCTTTAGTCTTATCATCAAATAGATACTTTAAGCACTCTTTTTGTTTAGGAGTAAATTGAGGATTAATTTCTAATAATTCAGATTTAATCTCCAAGATTTATATTTATTTTAA